GAGCAACGCTGGATGCGGACGCATAGCGAACGTAATGCAGAAGAGAGAAGAGAAGATAAGAACAGAGAAGAAAAAAACAATATGGCCGCTAACGCTGATCGTTTTATGGAATTCTGGAATGCGTGGCCGCCAGGAAAGCGCAAGTACGACAAGACCGGCGCTCTAAGGGCATGGGCTCGTTACAAGCTAGACCCGTACGCCGATACAATCATCGCCCACGTCGAGCGGCAGAAGGCGTCGCAGTCGTGGCTCGAGGGCTACATCCCGGCACCAACGACCTACCTCAACCAAGCGAGGTGGGAGGCGGACGCCAACGCAATACCAGTGAGGCGGGGAAAATGATTGATAATGTGCTCTCTCGCCTAGACCGGGTAAGCGGCAGGAACGGCTCCTGGACCGCGAAGTGCCCGGCTCACCAAGACAAATCCCCATCGCTTGCCATCGCGGAGCGTGACGGGGTTGTTCTCCTCCACTGTTTTGCGGGGTGCTCTGCCTATGAAATATGTTCTGCGATCGGCTTGGAGATGTCTGAACTCTTTCCGGAGCGCGTGGAGACGGGTAAGCCGAAACCTAAGTTCTTCTCCAAGGACCTACTGAAGATCATTCACTTCGAGGCGTGTGTCGTCATGATGCTGGCCTCCGATGTTGCGAATGGAAAATCTATCTCCCAGGACGACCTAAACCGCGCCTGGCTTGCCTACGAGAGGATTGATGAAGCTCTCAAATTCGCTTGACGGTATTGAGGCTCGAGCACGGGCCCTTGACGAAAACAGACGATTAAGGAAGGAGGAGATTGATGTCGACAGATACGAAAAGATAAGCGAAATTAAACTCAAGGTCCGGGAGGCCAGCGCCTATCTCCTTGACATCCTCGACAGCCGCAACCAGCCAGCGCCACCCAAACCGCTGCAGATGCCGTGGCAAAAGACGCACGGTGACTTTGAGTATCGGCTGGGTGAGGTAACCGTCTACGCCGGCTCTAACGGTGGCGGGAAGTCCCTGCTAACGGGTCAGGTTGCTCTTAGCCTCGTGCAGCAGGGCGAGAAGGTCTGCATAGCGTCATTCGAGATGAAGCCGACCCGTACCCTATCCCGGATGCTGCGACAGTTCAGCGGGGAGAATACGGAGGGGCTAATGTACCCTCAGGAGCGCCTTACGAGCACCGTGATGGCGTTTGATTCGTTCTCTGCTAGCAAACTGTGGCTCTACGATCAACAGGGCACCACCGACGCCAGAACGGTGATTGCGATGGCCCGCTACTGTGCGATGGAGTTGGGAATTCGCCACGTTTTCATTGATTCGCTCATGAAGTGTGTACATGGTGAGGACGACTACAACGCCCAGAAGGGTTTCATTAACGAGCTGACGGCGCTGGCTCGAGACCACAACGTCCACGTCCACCTCGTGCACCACATTCGCAAGCTCGCGAGTGAGGAGATGCAGCCCAACAAGTTTGACCTAAAGGGCTCGGGGGCGATCACCGACCAGGTTGACAACGTGTTTCTGATCTGGCGTAACAAAAAAAAGGAGATGGCGGTAAAGGCGGGCGGCAGCTATACGCCGTATGAGTACGACCTGATGCTGATGTGCGAGAAGCAGCGCAACGGAGACTGCGAGGAGTGGTATCAGTTGTGGTATCACCGCGACAGCCAGTCGTTTTGTGACAACGCAGAGATGACCCTCATTAAATATGATTGAACTCACACTACCTTGGCCGCCCTCGGTCAACAATTACTGGAAAAAATGGCGCAACCGGATGGTGATCTCCGAAGGCGGGAGGCTCTACCGGGAGGCTGTGGCGCTGCAGGTATCGATGCAGGCCCCTAACACGAGCTTGGAGTGCCCCCTTGTGGTGGAGATTGAGGCATGGCGCCCTGACCGTCGCAAAAGGGATCTTGACAATCTCTGCAAGGCGACGTTAGATGCTCTTGCGACGGCCGGCGTGTACCGGGACGACTCGCAGATTCAGGATCTACGGATTTATTGGGCAGAGCACCTGGGCGGAATGCTCAAGGTCAAAATCAAGGAGCGCAAGCGTGGTGAAGAACGAGTGGACGAAGGGGTTTGATGCTGGGGTGGCGATCATGCTGCTCGAGATACAGGACTACATGGATCTAAGGCCGGAGCAGGAGTCGGTGCTGCTGCCGCTGCTAGATCATCTTCGACAAGAAGAGCCTATTAGGGTTTCCCCTAGTGCAGAAAGTTAAAAAAAGTTCACACAAGAGGGAAGTTCTTCGGTAGGATTCTCACATCGCAACCGGAGAACCACGATGAACACCACCGAAATCAACGCAGTAGACACCCTCGGCGCACTCTTGGCCCAGATCGCAACCCTCACCGCGCAGGCTGACGCCATCAAGGACCAGCTCAAGGATAGCGCCACGATGCCTGGCGGCTCGAAGGTGTTTGAGGGTGCGCTGTTCAAGGCGACACACGTCGAGTCCAACCGGTCTACCGTTGACTGGAAGGCTCTGGTCAAGTCCTGCGGCATCAGCGAGACCAAGATCGCTGAGTTTACGAAGACGACCGCGGTGTTCTCGATCAAGGTCACCAGCCGGTGATTTATCTAGCAGGGGCCCTGTTCGTAAGCGGGGCCTTTTTTCATTTCTTATTTTGGGTGACGAGATGATTAACGTCGCAGAGAGTATTGTAGAAGTTGGATTACTTGCCAGGAAGTTACAGGAGGTCTGTGCCTTCTCGGAGCCAGATCGTGAAGTTGTCGACGACCTGGTTTCCCAATTATTATTTCATTGTTCAAGGATTTACGTTGAGAGCAATGAAGTTACTAGATTTGAGAAACCATTTTGGCAAACGGGGCAACTCCTCAGCTAGGTCGGTAGGCGAGGAGGAGCTTGTTGAGGCGATGCAGTTTATGTCGTCCAAGAACAAGAGAATCAAGGTCTATAGCAACTATGGCTTTGTCAATCAATCCCACAAGTTTCCATGCCGGATCCAGTTTATCGAGGGGCGTCGTATGCCTGACGGCTCTTGGGACTGGACAATTGGATGGGAGTCTGGGGCCCGAAAAAACGGAATCGGTGAAAGGATAATCGTGACATGATGCGTGACATTGAATGGAAGAAGTGGCGGGATCAGATCATGAAAAACGACGGCAGTTATCACCCACTTGAGGAGGCCCTATACAAGGCCTGGTGCGCCGCTTGGGACTCCGCCGTGCATTGTTATGAGGACACCAAGCCAAACCTGCGTCTCGGGCAGCGTGGAATCATCAAGCTTGCGATGGACGCCGGGCTAGTGGAGCGTAGCGAGATTGGCGGCCACTACGTCTGCGGTGAGGTCGAGGAGGTGGTGGACTTCGCCAGGCTGATTGAGGACGCCCATGCAATATGAGCAGATTATTACGGACTACCTTGACGACAAGGGCGAGATGTTCGTAACCGAGATGCGGATACCGGATATGTTGCGCTCGACGCTTAACTCGCGTCTGTCTGTGATGGCGCAGGCCGGCAAGATCAATCGGCGGCAGGAGTGGCACGAGGGGTTTCGCAAGAAGTGCTGGATGTATAGCCTGCCAAACCGTGAGAAGGTTTACAAGGGTGCGAGTCCGTACAAAGGGGAGCCGGAATATGCCTACATTCTCAGAAATTTTTTCAGAGCAGCCTGAGTGCTACGTCGATACGCCAGAGGTACTCAAGCAGGCGTACAAAACCGGGTACGCGGATGCGATGGGATGGAAGCGTGACAACTACCTCGAGGACGTCGGCTGGATTGGCCTAACGGATGAGGATATGGCTGAGTTACGTCGAAACGGGCTCCACGCGATCAGCGACGACCACTTCCGGGCCATCGAAGCAAGGATCAAGGATAAGAACACATGACTGACCGCGAACTTATGAAACAGGCGATGAGCGTTCTGTGCAACAACGTACAGCCCAGAGATGGGGGCAGAGATAACAGGCGTCTAGTACCCAAAAGCCACGCTGACATTTATCAGCAAACCATTGACGCCCTGCGCGATAGGCTGGCGCAACCAGAACCGGAACCGGCTGCGTGGCAATTTGACAAAATGGACTGGAGATATGTTGAGTACATCAACAGGCTTATTCAACCGCGCAAGTGGGTCTGGCTGACGGATGATGAATGCCAAAAGATTATGGAAGAGGCCGTCAAGAGCTGTACGGATCTTGATGATTTTACTGGTCAAACCGCAAGATTGACTTTCAAAAATATTCAAGTAAAGCTCAAGGAGAAGAACGGTGGATAGAGAAGACATCATCCACATGGCGGAAGAGGCTGGTTTTCCTATTTGCGTAGGGTTTTTTGGGGAGATGATGGGAACTTTCGCCAACCTTGTCGCCGCGCATGAGCGTGAGCAATCAGCCAAGGTAGTAGAAAACTATTGCGGCGCATGGGATGACCAAGGCTACGCGCTTGCCAACGCTATCCGCGCAAGGGGAGAGAAATGAAATGGAAAACGCAAAGACCAAATCGCAATCAACTGTGGGGAATGAGTCCAAGTCAGTTTAAGACAATGCTCAAACGGAAGGGCTACAAAGTACGCCGTGATTTTTTTAAGTTTGCTGCTGTTGCGTACAAAAACAACCGGGCCTATCGGTTTCGGTATTGGTCGTTCCCCGAATTTTTTGTTGACGTTTCCTGCCCGTTAAATGAATTTGACCGATGGGCAAATAGCACTGACCGCGTTCTAACCTTTGGTGATTGGATTGAATCATGACTGACCGCGAACTTATGCAACAGGCGCTGGATGTGTTGGAATGGAATTTGCCGGTCATTGAGGATTACGGGGGCAAAGAACAACTCCAGAGACAACACAAAGCAATCACCGCCCTGCGCGATAGGCTGGCGAAGCCAGAGACCCCCAATGTCACCCACCATGTGATTGACTGCCCCCGGTGCGGCCACTGCTGCCCAGAGCGCCAGTGGGTCGGGCTGACGGATGAGGAAGTAGAACGCATAAAACTTGATGGGCGAGATTTAGAGTTTGTCAGTATGACTGCGCTTCACCGCTTTGCCCGAGACATTCAAGCCAAACTCAAGGAGAAGAACACATGAAGTGGATCATGCTTTGCCTTCCCTTGTTTGGATGCGCTTCAATCTGTACAGAACAAGGCGGCAAAGTGGTTCAGGATGGTGAAACCTATATATGGCAATGGATTGATATAAAAAAGGGTATTGGATATATGCAGCCGTATCCGAATTTTGTTTGCGTCAAGGAAGACCAATGAGATACGGAATCCTTGACGACGAGGGCAAGGTTGTCCGGTGGGTCTGGGTCAAGCCGCCCTACCCGCACATTGTCAGCAAACCTAAACGTAAACCGAAGTTCGACTTCACTAATTTTGAGCCGGCGCCTTTCTAAAGGAATTAGTTTGACAAAGTTACTTGATCTAGGCAGTGGTCCAGAGCCGCGCAACTGGTTTGGTGCCGATGAGGTGTTTGGGGTTGACATCTCCCCGTGCGAGAACGCTAACGTAAAGTGCGCCGACCTCGCCATTGAGCCGATCCCATTCGATGACGGAGAGTTTGAGTTCGTCACCGCGTTCGACTTCATTGAGCACGTCCCGAGGGTGGTATACGCGCCGCAACGCAGGAATTCATTCGTTGAGCTGATGAATGAGATACACCGGGTCCTCAAGCCCGATGGCAGGGTCCTGTCGTTTACCCCGGCCTACCCAAACGGAGAGGCTTTCAGGGACCCTACCCACGTCAACATCATCACCGACCAGACGTTCCCGCTCTACTTTGACAACTTCTATCGCCTCGCCAAGATTTACGGATTCTGTGGCTCATTTGAGATACTGCAGCAGCATTGGCAGGGGCCGCACCTTTTCACCTTAATGAAGAAAGCATGAACAAAAACTGTCAGCAGTGCAGGGTCCACCCGGCGCTATACAAGGTCCCCACGCTCAAGGGCAACGGATTCAGGTGGAAGTGCGAGGCCTGCTATAAGCGCAGGGTACCAAGCGGGATCAGGGAGAAGATTGCGTGACCGACCTCATCAACAACCCTCCCCACTACACCGCGGGAGGGATTGAGACTATCGACTATATGCGGGCCAAGGCGAGCCCAGAGGAGTTCAGGGGATACCTTCGCCTTAACGCCCTCAAATATCTCTCTAGGGCCGGCCTGAAGGGGGATGCGGTGGAGGATCTGCGTAAGTGTGCCTGGTACGTCAACCGGCTGATCGAGGAGATGAGGTGAATGAGCTGGCTCTTTTCGCGGGCGCTGGTGGAGGAATACTTGGGGGACACTTGCTCGGATGGCGAACCGTCTGCGCCGTTGAGTGGGAGCCTTACCCAGCAAGCGTACTTGCCGCCCGACAGAATGACAAAGTTCTCCCGACTTTCCCGATTTGGGATGACGTTCAAACCTTTGACGGCCGACCTTGGAGAGGAGTTGTTGACGTCGTATCTGGCGGCTTTCCCTGCCAAGACATCTCAGCAGCCGGAAAAGGAGCAGGAATCGACGGAGCTAGGTCAGGAATGTGGGGCCACATGGCGAGAATTATTGGCGAGGTACGACCACGCTACGTCTATGTGGAAAACTCCCCCCTCCTTACTAAGCGAGGAATCCACCGAGTTCTCGGGGACCTGGCCGCGTTGGGGTTCGATGCAAGATGGGGTGTCGTATCAGCAGCAGACGTTGGTGCCCTACACAAAAGAGACCGGATCTGGATCGTGGCCCACTCCAACGGTTTGCGGGAATTACAACAAGAAAGGGTTGAGCAAAAAGAGTGGGGACGGACTGGCAACGGCGGTAGCGAAATGGCCGACTCCCACCTGTCAGGACGCGAACAAGGCGACAAAGAAATGGCGCGAGGATCGTCAAAACAATCTGACAGCAGCAGTATTCAATCCGGAGAAATCTTTCCCGACCCCGACTGCGAGGGATTACAAGGGTGGGTACCAGACGGAATCATTGATTCGCAAGGACGGGAAAAGCAGGGCATTCGATGCTTTGCCGAACGCTGTGCTGGACGGGAAAGGAGTGGAAACGAGTGGTGGTCAGTTGAACCCGACGTGGGTCGAGTGGCTCATGGGGTGGCCGCTAGGGTGGACAGACTTAAAGCCATTGGAAATGGACAAGTACCGCTCGTGGCAGCAACAGCATGGAGTCTGCTCAAGTGAATTTCCCGATCAGAACATTTCCGCACCTAAAAGTGGCGCCGGCATCACAAACTTCCCGATCGGGATGGAGTCGAGATGAACTGCCCTAGTTGCAACCTCAAGACGCGCACGATCGACACCAGGCAGTATTACGAGCCGACACTGAGCTTCAACTGGGCAGCCCGCCGTATCAAGTGCGAGGGGTGTGGCCTGATCAGCAAGACGGTAGAGCTGCCCCACGAGGACTACGAGAAGCTCTACCTGGCGTATGTTGGGACTAAGGGTTTCCCCTAGTAAAAAAAGTTCAAAAAACTTCACACAAGCGCCGTCCTTTGTGGGAGTATCTGTCTACGGTCACTACCGATCGCAAACCAGAGGACAGAGAAATGGAAGACCAGATTCGCATCGCAAACGAAGACTTTGATTGTGTGTTCGTCAGCAAGGAGGATGATAAGGTTCGCTTGTCGATCCACATCTTCGGCGGCAGCGCACGGATTATGCTCTCGCCTCAGCAGGCAAGAGAGGTAGTCGCAGCAATCAACGCAATAACGGAGGAATGGTGAACGCAATCAGAGTACGCACGCAGGTCTACAAACTTGGAAGGGCAATCTTCTACCCGAGCAACTTCAAGGGGTACTACAGCTTCCCAGGTAACCGTCTGATCACCGAGTGGGAGCTGTTACGAAGGGGCGCCACGGTAGACTACGAGATGCTGTGGCCTGCAGCGTGAGGGGAAGGAGCTGGGGAGACCCGGCTCTTTTTTTTGTGTCATAATCTGATCTCGCTCCCATGCGGTACGTCGGTGGTGGGAGCTTGCAAACCCCGTTACACGAGCGAGCCAGAGCGGGGGCGGTGGGCGAATCCTAGAGCCGGGTGGTTGAAATAAGTCTGGGAAAAGCGTTGCCTAAGGAGCAGTGCAAAGCGGTCCCGTGTCTCTATATTGATACGGTAAGGACTTGCATTGCCTAAGATAAGAATAGAATAGATTGATAGATAGATATATAGCGTGTTTTTTTTGATCAAAAACAAAGAGCACCCAGCACTTTGCGGAGGCATAAAATATGCACAAAATTACGGATGAGAGTAAGGAAAAGGTAAGGAAACTTGCTGCTGCAGGTATTAGGTTTGAGGATATTGCCGCGAAGCTTGGCATATCTAGTGACACCCTTACCCGTAGATATAGGCAGGAGTTAGATGACGGTAGGATTGACGCTAACGCTGCTATTGGAGAGACTTTGTATCAGCAGGCTAAGAATGGTAATACTGCTGCGATGATCTTCTGGCTAAAGACTCAGGGTGGCTGGCGTGAGAAGAACCACGTTGAGGTTACTGGTGAGAATGGTGGCCCTGTGAAAATTGACACCTCTGTGTTTGACGCCATAATTACGAACCTGGAGTCAAAACGTCAGTTGGAAAGTCAATGATTGGCATCTTCACGCCTCTTTACGCAAGACCAGACTTTGCCCGTTTCGCAGCGTTACAGTTCGCAGCACAGACCACCAAGCCTACCTGGGTAGCATTCCACCAGAACGGGACCCCTGATAGCTTTGAGTGGGCTATTGAGGATCTGGACCTGCCCTACCTCCACCACTGGATTCATACGCCAGAGCATTTGGATAATCAGTGCCTGTGGTATTCAATCCCCTTGCGTTTCCTGTTGGAGCAGGGTTGCGAGTATTTCTTTTGGGCAGACCACGACGACATCTATAGATCCAACCACCTCGAGGAGAGCGTGAAGGATCTACAGAATTGCTATATGGTGGTCAACTCCACTGGCGGCCTGCTCAAGGTAAAGCAGGGGTTTTATGATTACTACCGCGGCCCCTTCTCTGCTCACGATCCTGGCGGTATTAGCTCCTCGATGGCGTTTACCCGCACCTTCGCTGAGGAGCTGCTCAAGGACCTAGAGGCCAACACAGAGCACTACTGGGCGGATAACGTGGTGAGCAAGGTGACGATGCCCAAGTTCTTCCACAAGCACAACCCCGACAAGATGACGGTCACCTACGTCTGCCATCAGGG